TGATACGCTGAACGAATTTGTGGCAGAAGCCAAAAAAGTTTTCCCATTTTATGTACTCCAAGTTAAGTACATGGAAGCAGACGATATTGCCGGCGTTCTTACAAAAGAACTTCAACATAAAGAAAAAATAATTGTAACGTCTGATGGTGATTATGTTCAGCTTTTGAAATACAAAAATGTAAAAATTTTTGACCCAATTAAAGCAGCATTTGTCAAACATGACAATCCAGAAAAATACCTACAAATTAAGTGTCTAATGGGTGATCGTGGTGATAATATCCCAGCAATTAAAGCAAGAGTTGGTGAGAAAACTGCCGAGGCTCTAGTCGAAGATCAACAAAAACTCCAAGAGTTGTTTGAGGACGCCACCGTCAGCTATACCAAACAAGATGGAACCACCGTAACACTAGGTCAGGAAGCAAAAGAAAAGCACAAGTTAAACATAGCCTTGATTGATTTGACAAAGACACCAGATGTTTTGGTTAGAGCACTCCGCAAGGCCATCGACGAATATGAGCTTCCACATGGAAAAGAAGTATTTCAATTTTTGACCTCTAACAAGTATAGAGGACTTCTTCAGAAGATGGAAGATATTGACCAAGTTGTTGGAAAATTGGTTGAGACTTACAAAAAAGATAGAGAAATCAAATCTTTCTCGACTGATTTATTTAATTAAATAAGTCTTTTTCAGTAAGAATTCTAAAAGTAAATCCATGGCGAGCACAAAATTCTCGCGCCGCGGCCCATTTGGCACAATTAATAGCCCAATTTTTAGCTTCTGTAATTAAGGTTAATTTTCTTTTACCCTTAGAAGCTACTGGGGGTATTGTTTGTTTGAATGGTTTAATTTCTATAATTTCTATAGACTCTTTTCCAGATTTATCTAATATTTTAATTAAAAAATCTGGATAGTATCTGGTTGCGCGACCAGTAATTGGATGTTTATATATTATTGATATTGATTCAGACGACCACTCAAGGACGCTTGGGCTAATATCTACAAATCTCATAAACTTATATTCAAAGGAAGAACGGTACACCGCCTGCTTCCTTCCAACATATTTTTCTCGATTTTGAGGTTGATAGATTCCTCTTCTAAATTGCGTCATGTGTCATCTCCATAAAACATTATAAATATGTTAATTAGAATCTCGCCAATATGGATACAATATAAATTAAAGGACGGACATGGCAAACTTTTTGAATCGAATTATTGCCCCATTCGTAAGACGAAATAAGTGGAGCCGCGCCCAACAGCAACAACACTATAAGCGCGCTTTTAACGCATTTGATCACCAACAAACAAAGTACGGTCGTCAAATGGTCCCATCTGCCACCGAAATGGAAGATGTAACGACAGTTTCGGCTGGAGACTTTCAACAACAAGTTGGTCAATTAAATTCATTCATTTATAGAGCAGAACCAAATAAGATAGCCAAGCTTCAAACTTGGCGCGATATGGCAATGTTTCCTGAAATCTCTTTTGCGCTTGGTGAAATTGAAGATGAAGCTGTGAACTTCAACGCCGAAGGCGACTTCATTGAGTTAATAGTTAACAACCCAAGATTTTTACAAAACGAAAATATACTTAAAAATATTTCCAAAGAGTGGTCATACATCATTGAAGATGTTATGAACGCGAAGCACTACATCAACGAATGGTTCATGGAATACATGATCGATGGTGAAATCTTCTTTGAAAAAGTTGTCGATCCAGTAACAGCAAAAGATCGTGGTATTTTACGCGTTAAGCGCCTCCGCCCAGACTACACATTCCCAATCTGGGAAGAAATCGAAAGCGATAGAATCTTCGAATTTATCCACAAAAATGAGACAAATATCCTTCGTATGCCACCAGAGATGGTTGCGTATGCAAACAGTGGAATTTACAAGTATCCAGATAGATATACCAAAGAAGTAACGTCTTATCTTGAAACCGCAAAAGTTGATTATCGCAAACTAAAGCAATTAGAAGATGCTTTAGTAATTTACCGTTTGGTCCGCGCACCAGAACGCCGCGTTTTCAAAATTGAAGTTGGTAAGTTGCCAAAAGCAAAAGCTGAACAATATGTACAAGCTTTGATGAAGAAATATCGCCAACGTAAAGTTTATGATCCTGCGACCGGCGAAGCATCACAATTGATCGACACTATGGCAATGGTCGAAGATTTCTGGCTACCATCACAAGATGGAAAAGGAAGCTCAATTGATACCTTACCAGGCGGCGAAAACCTTGGACAGATTGATGACGTAATTTACTTCCTCAAGAAGCTCTACAGAGCCCTAAGAATTCCAATGTCGCGCATGGAACAGGACACAGGCTTCTCATTAGGTGATACCTCGGATATCACTCGTGAAGAAGTTCGTTTCCACAAGATGATCCAGAAGTTTGTTAATAGATTCTCACAAGTATTCGTTCAAATCTTTATTAGCCATTTGCGCCTAAAAGGATACGCCGACGAGTATGGAATTAATGAAAAAGATTTCACCGTCAAAATGGTAGCAAATAACTTGTTCCAAGATTTCATGGAAAGTGAAATTTTGACTCAGAGAGCCGAAAATTTTGAAAGATTTATAGATTACGCCGAAGGCGACCCGGACACAGGATCAGGCCCACTATTCTCAAAGAAGTGGCTAATGAAGCGTTTCCTCAAGTTTAATGATAAAGAAATCTTAGAAAACGAAGAATTCCTCAAACAAGACGAATTAAATAAAAAGAAAAATAAAGACAAGGGAGATGGCGAAGAATCTCTTGATGATTTAATTAGCGGCGAGGCCGGCGGAGGCGATCTTGATATAGATAGCGATTCTGGAAAAGATAAAGATAAGGAATCGAAGTCAAAGGGTGGTGAAGGATTGGGCGATCTTGAGGATTTAAATGATCCTGATGCCGAACCAAAAGACAAAAAGAAAGATAAGGATAAAGGCGACGACATAGAAAGTTTCGCTTAATAAATGGAGCAAATTATGAGTGATAAAGAAGAAATTAAACACTGGCTTAATTGTTTGGCCAATGATGACTATGTTGAGGCAGATAAGCTATTTCCAAATGTAGTTAATTCTGCGCTTAATTCTGTTATAAATAATAAGAAACCAGCTATTATAAAACAACTCAGTGCAGAGGTAGAAGAATCTGCTATCGAACCTGAGAAGAAAGATAATAGCTCAAACGAAGAGGCTAAGAAAGAATAATGGCTCTAAGACTTATCATTGAAGCAAAAGAATTTGATGTCTGTCCAATCGATTGCTTAATCGAACAAAAGCAACGTGAAGATGGATCTGTAGACAAAACATACTTCATTGAGGGTCCATTCGTTCAATGTAACGTAAAAAACCGTAACGGACGCAATTATCCAAAGGAATTGATGGAACAATGTGTTGCCAAATATATGGCAGAACGCATGAATCCTAAGTTTGGTTTCCGTTCATACGGTGAACTCGGCCATCCAGATGGCGTTGAAATAAACTTGGATAAAGTTTCTCATTATATTCAAGAATTAAAGTGGGTTGGAAACAATTGCATGGGTAAGGCCAAAGTTCTTACCAGCCATCCAATGGGTCGCATTGTCCAAACTCTATTAGAGGAAAAACTACGCCTAGGAACCTCGACAAGAGGTTTAGGCGCATTATCTGAGCATGAGAGCCCAGATGGATCAAGAATGGTCCAGAGCTATGAAATGATCGCATCGGATATCGTTGCTGATCCATCGGCTCCACAAGGTTTCGTAAACGGTATATTAGAAAATAAAGAATATATCGTTCAAGAAAATGGCGTAATTGTCGAATGTTATGCGGGACTAGAGAAGGCACTTTCAGTGCTTCCAAAAGATAGCGAATTAAAAAATAAGCTATTTTTAGAAGCGTTTGAAAAATTCCTTAAGGACTTCCGCGTTAACTAATATAAATAAAAACTGTACATTTGTGATCCTAATCAAATAGGACTCTGACAAAGGAGATGGTCGAATGTCAAAATCAACACTTGAAGCTCTCTTCGAAGGACTCGGAAAAGGCGAAGTCAATGATGAGTTGAAGGGAAAGCTTACCACACTTATCAATGAGACTGTTGATGCTCGCGTCGGTGCTAAAGAAAAACTTCTCACCGAAGAAGTTGAAGCACTCAAGACCAAGCTCCTTACCGAAGCTGAAGAACTAAAGACGAAACTTCTAACTGAAGCCGAGAACAATGAAAAGGTTCTCGTTGAACAAGCTGAAAAATACAAGAAAGAGCTTGAAGAAGCAGTTATCGAAGAAACCGTTAAGTACAAGGCTAAAGTTGAAAAGGAACGCGACGAAGAGTTAACCAAGTATCGTGCTGAAATTGAAGCAATGGTACTTGAAGAAGCAAAAAATTTCAAAGAAACACAAGACGCTGCTCTTGTAGAAGAGGTTAAAAAATTCAAAGCAGGCATGGTGGATAAGGTTAGCGACTATCTAGAAGCTAAACTTACTGAAACCGTTCCAGCGGAGATTATGGAATCGGCAGCAAAGCTAAAAGTATTAGAGCCACTTGTTCAAGGAGTAATGGAATCATTCTCCAAGAATTTCGTCAAGCTCGACACGACTAGCTTTAAGTTAATTAAGGAAGCGAAAGAGCAAATCGATGTCCTAGAGAAGCAAGTTCAAGAAAAGGCGAAAGCCGAAATTGCCCTCAAGAAAGAGATAAGAGAAGTTCAAAAAAATATGAAGGTTAAATCTCTAACGGAAGGACTAACGCAAGCTCAAAAAGAAAAGGCTGTAAAGCTTTTGGAAGGTGTTGAGGTCGAAGAGTTGGAAGGACGTTGGGCAAAGATCAGAGATATTGTTATCGAAGATGTAAAGCCAGCAGCCGCTCCAGCAGCAGTTAAACCAGTTGTTAAGCCAGCAGCCGCTACAGCGGTCAAGTTGGAAGAATCAAAGAAGGTTGAAACTCCAGTCGCACCAAAGGCAACCCCAATTGCAGACGCAGCAGTAATTGATCATCAAGTTAAGAAAGTTCTTAACGAAGGTGAAACCAAAGATGGAAAGGCTTCCGTAACCCCACAAAAGGGTAGTGAGTCGATTCAAAAGTGGGCTTCAAAAGTAAAACCATCATACGTTGAAGATCACAAATAAACCTCAAACAAAAATTCTACAGGAGAATTTAAGATGAAAATGTCACTAGAACAACTACTTGAGAAGTGGGATCCAATGATCAGCCACATCAAGTCAGAAAGAAAGCAAATCCTAACCGCCAAGCTTCTCGAAAACGAAGAGAAGTGGTTCAACAAGCAAATGCTAAGTGAATCAGGCGTCGCAGCAGAAGTTGGCGCAGGTTGCTCAGACGGCACCACCAACCAAAACCCAAACACCGCCGTTCAAGGCGTTGCTAAGTACATGGGCATCGCAATGCCACTCGTTGCTCGCGTATTCCCAGAATTGATCACCAACGACCTCGTTGGCGTTCAACCAATGTTCACACCAGTCGGTCTAGCATATGCACTACGCTATCGCTATGCAACTGGCGCAGTAGCAGGCGTCGAAGCTGGCTACAACAACGTTTACCCAGAGTACACTGGTAACGTCGCTGGAACAGGCATCACCGGAAATGCAGCAATTGCACAATACGGCAACCAAGACCCAGTAGGTGGTCCAGGCGCTTCAATCGCCGGTATCACTGCCGCTGGTCTACAACCAGGCTCAAACGGCTACACCACCCAATTTGGTGAACGCCTCGACACAGCCGGTAAGGTTTGCGATGCAGAATCAGGCAACATCCGTGAAATGGGATTGACCATCGAAAAGAAGGAAATCACTGCTCACACACGTAAGCTCAAGGCACGTTGGACTCTAGAAGCTCAACAAGACTTGGCAAACATGCACAATGTTGACGTTGAAGAAGAGCTAACCGACTTGCTCGCCTACGAAATCGCAGCAGAAATCGACCTTGAAATCAAGAATCGTATTATCTTCCGCGCAGTCCAAGGCGGAGTCCTCGTTTGGAACTACGGCAACGTAGGCGTCGCAAACGGCACAGCAGACGGTCGCTGGGAACAAGAGAAGTTCCGTACTCTCTACACCGTTCTCTTGAAGGCATCGAAT